CTGTGCCAGAATTATCCAAAGAACTATCAAATATCTCATCCAGTATCAACAGATTTGTATTTGTGCTGTTCTTCATCTTTGCAACAGCTCTCCAAGTGAAAAGCAATGCAAGGTCAATACGCATCTTCTCGCCTTCACTAAAAGACGAATAAGAAAAGTCATCTCTATATCTTGACTTGATAGTTTCTTCAAAACTTTCATCCAAAGTGAAGTTAACATAGAACTCCATAGATGTCAAGTAGGTATTGATTAACCGATTCATAATAGGCAGATACTGCTTGATAATCTTTGTCTTGATACCAGTATCTTGCAGCATATTCTTTGATGCCTCTGCGTATGTTTTGTCTTCTCTTAGTTTTGATTTTCTATCTGCAAAGACTTGCAACTCTTCTTTCAGTTTCTCTAAGTCTCTATAATCAGCCTTCTCAATATGTCCTGTTTCTAAATGTTCAATCTCTGTCTGTAAAGTGCTATTGAATTTTTCCAACTGAGTGATTGAACTATTTTCCTTTGCAATCTCCACAGAATTTTTCTGTATATTATCAAGAACGACATTGATTTCATCCATCTTGATTTTAGTGGAATCTATCTCTTCTTTCAACTCATTCAAGCCCAAACTAACCTTGTCTGCATCTGCTCTCTTTTTATCAAGCATGTCAGACTTGAACTCTTCATCAATATGTTGCTGACAAGTAGGACAATCAGTGTTGTCCTCAAAGAATGTAACCAACTTAGAATGTGCTCTATGTTTCTCTCTTAGAGTTGATTGTATGTCTTTCAGTTTGTCAAACTTCTCTTTGATTTTAGTTGAGTCAGATATACTAAGCGAACTCAATGCATTTTTCTTTTTTAGAGAATCAATAATCTGTGACTTCTTAGCAATCTCTTTCTCATTCTTGGTGATAGAAGATTTTTTCTCTGTCAGTAACTTTCTCTTGTTCTCTTTTATGTTCTCAATATACTTCTCTTTCAGTTCGATTTTTTCAGATGATAGAGCAATCTTATAATCAACATCTTTTAGATCATCATCTATCGTTTTTAGTTTCTGTTTGAGAAGCATATTCATCAAAGAGAAAATCTGAATATCAAGAATCTCTTCTACTACTTCACGACGATGCCTAGCTTTCAACTGCATAAAAGGAACAAAGGTAGAGCTACCCAGAATCACAACCTGAGTGAAACTACGATAGTTCAGTTTAAGGATTTGTTGTTCCAGATACTTTTGATAGTCACGAGAGTTTGCATCTTGGTTATACATCTTACCATTGATGTATATCTCAAACACCGCCGGTTTAATACCACGAACAACTTTTATTTTCTTGGGTCCGATAGAGAACTCTACCTCAACAACACACGCACTGGCATTTACAGTGTTAAGAAGTTGTGGCTTATTGATACCACGAAATGGTTTACCGAACAAACCAAAACAAAGCGCATCAAGAATAGTAGACTTGCCTGCACCGTTCTCACCAATAATCAATGTGGTAGAATCTTTGTTTAGTTCTATCTCAGTAAATTGGTTGCCGGTTGATAAAAAATTCTTCCAGCGAACCTTTTCAAAATTTATCAAATCTCTAAATCCTGGGCCTCAGTGTATAGAGTTCTCATAGTGTTCTTCAACCTATCTTTACTCAATGTTACATCTAGCTCGTCAATATACCGCTCAAGCAGTGTCATAGTGTCCTCAGTGTTCTCAACAATATCATCCGACACATTGTTCGCATCTAACTCTGAAAAGTCTTCTACAATCTTAACCTCGTGACAATCAGCCTGTAAGAGTTTATCAACAAACTTATCAAACTGATAAAGGTCTTTCTTGTTGACCACAATCAACTTGACATACTTGTCCTTGTATTGTGTCATGTCATGATTCATCTCTAAACTATCATCATAATATATTTTGGAGTATATTGTCAAGGGATTTACGATACGTTCTAGTTGTCTTGTTTCTGTGTCAAACACATGAAATCCTTTTGGGTCGCCCCAGTCATTCCAATAGATTTCATATGGTGTGCCAAGATAATATACATGTCCATCATCAGACTTGTGATGATAATGACCACTCATGACCATATCAAACCTGTTAAACTCTTCTTTGTCCCAACCATGATCCATGAAAAATCCTTTCTGCATTTCAAAACCATTCAACTCTAAATGGCCCATACAGATCTGTGCAGTGGATGTTTTTAACATCTTCATAGTGTTGGACATATTCTCACTATTAATCCAAGGCACAAACAATATTTTACACCCATCAAAATCTACTTCAGAGGCTTCTGGATATACCGTGATATTACTGTGCTTACCGTCCACCAGTTCTTGCAGAGAATTAACTGAGTTGGTGTTTTTGTAATAGGTATCGTGATTGCCTACAATCATATGAAAATCAATACCCGTAAATTGGTCTATAAACCTCTCACGAAAATCTTTTGCGATTCTATATGATACAAACTTTCTTCTGTCCATCACATCACCGAGATGAACAACAGTGGTTATATCATTCTCTTTTAGGTACGGAAAGAAGATCTGTTCGTAGAACTGAAAGAAATAATCATTGAATGCCAGGCTATCATTTCTTGCTCCAAAATGAGTGTCGGTAACCAATGCTATTTTCAAACGTCTTTCTCCATAAAGACTTCTAAACCTTTCTTTTTAGTTTCTTGTTTCTTAGTCTCGCGTACTTCCACATTATGGTCTAGTTGATTCAATAAAACATCATATGGAAGATCAATATTATACACAGTATCATCACCTTCCATTGTTACGAAAGATTCATAACTCTGTTTTTCAACCATCATATTTTTAACATGCGTCTGTTTCTTTTCTACCGCTATACGCCTGATAAAAGCATAGTAGATTATCTGTGTAAAATACGCAAATGGATTTTTAGATTTTTCTGGGTCAAAATTATGTGCGTACTGCAAACAATTCTGAATGCCATCAGATATCATTTCATCACGATATGAGTAATTGATAAAATTTGGACGATAGGATAAATGGGTTGCAATTTTTAGAAAACATTCACCAATATAATTTGTTAGAGGTGGTTTAGGATCATCTGCCTCTTCTGCCATGGCACACTTTTCTTTCCACTCTGTCATAGCTTGTAGAAACTTTTTATTGTCCACATAATGAACACTTTTTTTCTTAGTCACGTTTAATCTCCTTTGATGATATAATATACCACAAAGATACAAATATGTCAATATAGTTGTAAAAACACTTGACAGACAGTTTCTACGTCCCTATAATAGCCTATGTGGGGCGGTTAATGAATAGTTTTATCTGGTTTTATATTCCTTATAAACTCTTCAAGTTCCTCTTCTTCAATCTCTTCTAGCTCTTCATTCGTTGGTTCAAGTTCTAATTCTGATTCATAAAGAAATGCGTCTTTTTTAGCGATATTGAATTGGTCAACACAATGAATATAGTAACTTGTTAGAGCGCTTGATGCTAGTGTAGACATAATAACGTGGTTAGAATTTATAGTTATATATTCTTCATCCGTTAGTGGATGAATCCAAGGTGATAAGCTTAAAGATTCAGCAAACCCAGTCTCTGTCATTCTTGGCATAATCATAAATTTTAATGGCAAAGATATATCTATAGTATTTTCAGATTTTACTACCTTCCCAATAATATTTTCACCATTGGTCAATTTTAGAATTGTAACTGATTCTTTCATAGTTTAACTTTATTGACTTTATAGTTGAATTGCTGGTTCTTGTATATCTTAAGGCGTTCGTAAAAATGTCTCAATGAAAAATTGATTTTATTATCAGTGCCCTGGAGGTTGTCGGCAATATCGTATAATCGAATGGTACTTTTAGTGTCAGTCTTTCGCAGGCCTCTTCCGATTGACTGCAAGACTCTGATTTTAGACTTGGACGGTGAAGAGAACACGATGTTGTGGATATTGCGAATATTGATACCAGTGCTAAAGGTGCCATAACTCGCAACAATGATTGCATTTGTTTCATTTTCAATTATCTCTCTAATTTCTTCTCTGGTTTCTGTATTGACTCCGCCATATACGAAAAATATTGGTCTGTCTTTATATTTATCTAACAATAAATCATACAAAACCTTTCCATGTTTTTCTACGAATAGAAAAAGGCATAGTGTATTTCCATTAAAATGCCCCATAAGATTAATAAGGAAATCATTCCTTTCAGGTTTTGTGACGATAAATTCCAGTTCTTGTGCATAATCATAATCTACTACTGTTTGACTGTCTTCAGTTGAATGTTCTAATACAATACAATTGATTTCTAAATTGGCCAAAGTCTTATTATCAATAAGGTCTTTGGTTGTTATAACATATTTAGATCTTCCGAACAATCCCTCTAGAACAAGACGATGTGTTTGAGTATCATCCAGTGTTCCTGTTAAACCAAATCTATATTTGCATTTGTTTAGTTTAGTCATGATACCAGTGAGAGACTTTGCTTTAAATAAATGAGCTTCATCTCCTATCACACAACCAAACTGTTTGAAGTATCTTGGTGGCATTCTATGCAATGATTGCCATGTTGATATAACTACATCCTTGGTTATGTTTCTGTCATGCC